GTTTTCAATAAATGGGCGAGAGGTAAAAAACACGTCCCTTTGATGTACTCGAAACAAAATAAAACGACACTCGAATGTGACGGTGAAACAATCATAAACGAAACAACTGGAAACAATCTTTTCTTATCAACCTCTCTGTCGAATATATATCACAAACGTTCACCCGTCTTTCGCAACATTAATATGTATAGTTTTGCGTTACACCCGGGTGAATTAGAACCATCGGGTCACATGAATTTCAGTGCGGTCAAGGATGCGCGCGTCACCATGAATCTCGAATACGACGGGAGCCAAGGAACGTTCGATTTTGATGATAATTTCATCGAGGTACTCGGTATCCCCCAAATCGATTTTCCTAAACAGGTTATAATCATAGCAAAAAGTTACAATATGATGATAATCAGGAATGGTAAAGCTAAGGTACTTTTTTAGCTAGATTGTTTGTTAAACAGGGTCAATTTATTGTTTGATATATAATCGATGATGTTGTTCTTGATACACCATTTGATGAAATTCAACTGCGCCAAAGTTGTCTGAATTTCATGAGATGTTCCCGGAACGGTGTACGCAAATTTTTCAGATCGACAAAATGGGTCGAAGAGTTTTTTACTGTACCCATCGAGACTTGACTTATACGCATAATGTACAGTGAATATTTTTCCATCACTCGTCTTATAGGATGTGTGATTCTTTTTCGCGTAATTGGTGATGAACCATTCAAGATTTCGCAAAGAAATACCACTTGTTTTATCTAGTATATTCATTAATTTAGATCGATTATTTTCTTCGTCGTAGAACGTGTTAATTGATGATAGTAGAATATCGGATTTACTCATTATTGAATATAGCACTCAAATCTATAAGTTGTTTTGATTTATTACATTCTACGCATCCCGGAGAAAATAAAACTTCCGGTCCATGTGTGTGACCATTGTGACTCTCATGGATTCTCTGTCGGATACGACTCCCCGCTTTGATATGTTTTCCGCAATAGCCTTCATGTATACCCTTAAACGCACACCTTGAACCATCTGGCTTTGTTCCTTTACACATCATGTTCGTGGATAGAACCGGAACATCCCTTAGTAATAGGTCAAGGGAAATTGCGTATTTTTTTGAAATAACATCAGCGTACTGGGTCATCAATATATCGATGCGATGTTTAAGTTCTTCATCGAAGAGTTCGATAATTCGTTCACTGTAACTCATCACTTATTAGTTTCTAGCTCGTATTTTTTAAATAGATCTTCGACGCTTTCTTCTCTTTGTATCCTCGCATTCTTAATGCGTTCTCTAAGATCGGCTACTTTACCCTCACTATCGAGACCATGGGTTTTACATTCCTCTATGAGGTCTGCTCGTTTCATGGTACTCAGAGCAGGATCCCTTTTCTTCGGTGGTGGTTTACATTGATTTATAAGTTCACCGAAAATTTCCTGTTTTGTATTCTCGAATAATGGATCTAATAAGTCACATACAGGATTCAAGAACTTGTTGATGAAATAATATTGGTAATCGACGGGGATGTTATTCTCTTCCACATACTTTGGATCTTCAGACTTTTCAAATGCTCTCGCTTTAGGGTCACCCGTCTTCGTGAGAAGATATGGTACACGGTCACCTGATTGTGGTTCAGATCCGGGCATGCGTTCTCGCATCTTATGCACAACCTGGACATGCGCCTGATTGATATTACAACTCTCCGAACTCGTTATAGATACAGACCTTCCATTGACCTTGTACTGGTCTGAGAGACCCTGGCTCAATATGAGCTTCTCGTGTGGTACATCCCCTGAAAGAAGTTCGATCGCACGTTCTTTGGCGAGTTCTTTTGGTGGTCCTTGATCACTCGACGTGAGAATAACATCAAGTAATTCTTTACACACCTCTCTCACGTGCGGTGTATTGTCTCGGCGAACAACCTGAAGACCCTTGATATCAATGTAGTCCATATGCATCTGGTCATCCTTCCCCTTTGTCCAAAGTTTCGCGGCGTACCGTTTCTTTGAGTATAGGAAATAAGGCCAATACACCTTTTCAAGCTCCAGGTTGTTTGGCTTCTTGAATAGTGCGCTACACTCTTCAGCCGCACGTTCCCCTATTTCCCAACTGTATTTGACAGCCTCTTCACCAGTGCGGTCTCCTACATCAAACTCGACCATGACCGAATCCGTGTCCCCATATCTCACCTTTGCGCCCGGAAAGTTCGTCTCCACATACTCCTTCGTTTCTTCGATCATCGCACGACCTCTATAGGTAGTCGTCGAAGCGATAGGTACACATGGGAGAATACCTTTACCAGCACCGGTGAAGCCATACACAGAGTTCATCGAGACCTTATACGCGAGCTGTTTACCATTGTACACCTCCTTCATGTACCCAGTCGCAGAAGCCATATCCTTCTTCGCCTTTTTACGAAACTGTTTAAGCTCTAAAAGAATCGCCGGTAAAAGACTCGGAACATCTTGCGCAAATTTATAGGTTTTCTCACCAATAGTAAAAGTTTCATATTCCACACCAGGGATGTTTCCATACTCCTTTTCGTTCATGACATAGGACGAATAACACAAATTGTGTGCCATCATGATGGATGGATACAGGGCTTCAAAATCGAGGGCTGTGATCGGTGTGTAGTACGCACCTTTTTGTGCTTCAAGTACCGTAGCACCCTCGTACGGTTCTTCGGGTAATTGCCCATACCTAATCGTCGGAATCATAAACCCCATCTCCCTCGCCTTTTTCGACAGTTGACTGAAGACCTTGATCTGCTGACCCCTCTCGACCAGGAAACACATCGGCACCCAGGTCGCTTTAGCCATCTCGAGGAGATTGAGAAGAATACACATCTTCTTCATGAGTTTATGTGGTAGTAGGGTATCTTTCACACAGTACTCAGCCACATCCCTTAACTTGATGGGGTCACCTTCCACGTATCGAGCGAACATCTCCTTTGGGGACATGTCGATTTTCTGGTCACCCAGGTACAACTTTGATACGTTATTGAGACTGTATGAATCCAATTTATACCCTTTTTTCACTTCATGAAACAAATCGAATATGAATCGCCCCGACATCGGGAGTAATTTCAATACGTTATCACCCAACGCACTCGAGCTCAACTTTTTTATGACGATTTCACAGTCTTGACTCTTCAACTTCCCCATCTTAAAAAACTCCGGGTTACATCCAACGATAAAGGCTCTCGTGTAAATGTAATCAAGATCGAAACCGAAAATGTTCCACCCGGTCATGATATCAATATCCTTCTGGTGTATGTACTGTTGAAATGCCTCGAGCATTTCCCGTTCCGTATCAAAACTCACGATCGTACACCCATCAAGGTTTGAATCCGTTTTCTTATAACAAAAGCAAGTCTTATCGTACGGCTCGTCATTACCAGATGTACAGAGAGATACCGCTATTTGAAAACACGCATCACCAATTATGTTTGGATTTGGAAATTTACCAGTAGAACTATTACACTCAATATCGAAAGAAGCCACGACGAATGGGGCGATATCATCCCTGTGTACAGGTTTTAACGTACTCCAATCATTACAGAAAAGATCTATGTTCACTCTCGCGAGGTGTGAACGCACACAGTCATCACCAGTCTTCAACCACCCAGTTGACTGAATACCAGTTCGGTGCATTAGTCTGAGAACTGGGTCGATATTTGATTCATAAACCTTAAATCGCTGTATACCAGAGGTTATTTGAACTGGATTTTTCAGAAAATAGTCCACGCGACGTCGACTCTTGAGGTTTTTAAAGTCCAATTTCATATACACGAATTCCTTGTTATTTTGAAATCCCCATACATCTTTGGCTTTCATCACCGAATAAGAAACCAAACAATTTGGACACTTCTTGTCTATGATATTATAGATTTCTTGTACAGTCTGTTGTGTGACCCTCTCCGAGAGTTTGATAAAGAAGTATGGTGTAAATAATGTGGTCACACATACGGATTTTCCATCCTCAGTCTTCCCAAAAATACTGATTAAGTGTTCGTCGTCAGTATCCACCGCTTCCCATGTGAGTGCTTGAAATTCAACACCCATCCCCGTTGTGTATACAATGAGCGAAAATTTTAATATCATTTACTAATAAATGTCAGCTGCTTTAATTGACCTCGTTTCTGTGGGCGCTCAGGATGTGTACATCACTGGTCAGCCCGAGATAACTTTTTTCCGTCAGAACTACAAGCGGCACACAAATTTCGCCATCAAGCCCGAACGCCTCGATTACATCGGTACCTTCGGTAGCGGTAATGAGGTCACTATACCCATCAAGTCTAAGGGTGATCTTCTCAGTTACGTGTGGATTGAAGCGGAAAACATCGGTGCTACCGGTGATTCCAACCTCGGGTTTTTCGATAAGGATGAAACGACTACCACCGAGTTCCAACTCTGGATCGGTGGACAGAAGGTTTCTCAAATAGATGCCTTGTACATTCAGGGTGTTCACAATCTCCTCTACAAGGATAATCAAGCTAAGGCGTCTTGTGCTGTGACCCTCGATGAAGTTCCCCAAAATGCGCTCGGTTCTTCCACGCACGCGAACCATTACGTTCTTCCATTCTTTTTCAGTGATGACTGGACCAAGTCCCTCCCTCTCGTGGGTCTCCAATACCATGATGTTGAAATTCGCGTCAAATGTCGTGGAGGTACGTTCGCCCCCAGCAACGTCAAGGTATTTGGTACCTACGTGTATCTCGATACCGATGAACGTAAATTCTTCGTCGACAGCGAACACGAGATTCTCTTCACACAAACCCAATACCAGCCAATGTCCGCGGATGATACCGATGTTGATCTTACGTATTTCAACCACCCCGTCAAGGCTATCCACATCGTTTCCTCAGAAGCTGATACCAATAAATGGTCCACCAACTGGACGTTCGATACTTCCACTTTATACATCAACGGCACACCACTCTTCGAGAATATGTCGTCCACGTTCCACCACAACGTCGTCCCAGAGATGCACTGTTCGATTCTCCCCCACGATTCTCTGAGCACAATCTCCACCTTCACGTGGCCTTTCTGTCTCACCATGAACAAATCTCAACCCACTGGTACACTAAACTTCTCTCGCATAGATAACGCTAAGTTGGCTCTCAATGGTAACAGCACCCGTAACGGTAACATTGTCCGGGCGTATGCGGTCAACTATAACATTCTTCGTATCAAAAATGGTATGGGTGGTGTCGCTTTTGGAAACTAAGTGAATGTAAATATATAAAAAAAGTACGTAAAATGGTGAAATCTTCCTCACGACCCAGAAAAATATCCAAGTTTGTCATCGATCTTGGACCAGCACTAGATAAGGTCGTCAAGAAGAAAATCGAAAAACGAGATGCGAAAATTAAAAAACAGAAGTTCATCATCAAGGAACTCGAGAAGAGGGTCTCAAAGGATCTCATTGATTTGGAAACAAGGGTTTTAGAGGCTGAAAAACGCGCCAAAGAGGCTGAAGATGAGACAAGGAGGTACAAAGTACGTCGTGTGACTATTACCAATAAGACTGTAGAAAACGCATTTAAGAATTTACGAAATGGTCATTCCCTTTCAAAAATGAAATCGAATACACTCTTATTGATTCAACAGTCCGGGCGCTGGGAGGAGGCTCGTAAAATAAGTACACGGATGAAGTTATGCTAAAGTGTCGAGGATTTCTTTAGTATTGTTATACATCCTTTCATAGTACCTGGTCGTGTATCCTTTTTTTATACGCGTGTTCTCGATGACTCCAGATTTCAGTGAATCGTATAGTTTTAATCGCATTTCCATGAAATCCTTAAACTTCTCAGAGTCACGGTCATACGTAGATCGAACTTTTTCAGCCTTAAGTGCCTTCTCCGTAGCGGCTAAACGACTCTCCAGTGAACGCTTCGCAAACTGAGAAATATTGAGACGAGTGCCCACAACGTCTTCGACCCCTCCTTTCTTCTTCTCCATATATATCATGGATGCCCCTATCCTTTATTACTGTAAAGCTTGTCAAAGAACCTACGACGGGAACGCCCAATGTTGCTTTGAGATGGATCATGTAAAAGTTAAAATCTCACCAAGTACTAAATGATTCCAGTTTTACTCGTTGGTCTCGCCGCGCTCACCGCCTATACCTACTATGGTCAGAACCTGGTGTCAGCTGAAGAAGCCAAGAGACTCATCAAGGATAGGAAGATTAAGGTGGTTATCGATGTCCGAACAACCGCTGAATATCGCATGGGACATTATCCTAAAGCACTTCATATCCCAGTCGATAAGATTAACGAAAAAACAACTACAGAACTCCCCAAGAGAGGTATACTCGTCTACTGCAACACTGGACAACGAGCCAGATTTGCAGCAGAGAAATTAGAAGGTCTTGGGTTCAAGGATGTGTATTACATTGCCGGACTTTACACGAGCTTACTTTAGATGAAAATAGTCTTTCTAGTCGTTCTTTCTCTCTTCTCATAAAAATCGTAAGTTCCATAACTTCCCCGGTGAGTTTGACTTTCCCCGCTTGTCGCATCCACATGACATGTTCAACCCTAGTCACATCGACTATTGACATTTTACTAGTTGGAGCCTGGCTATGAAACACTGCAAGAACCGCAGCATCCCTCTTCGTCTCCTTTGGTAGTTGGTCACCCTCGTGACACACAACAACATGTGCACCCGACCACCCAGCTATATGCATCCACCAATATCTGGGACTACTCATCATAGTAAGGTGGTCATTTTCTTTAGCATTTTGACCAACTCGTATTATCGTACCATCTTGGGAGGTGTATTCA